GGCAGCAGGGTGGACACATTGGCAGTCTGGGTTTCATCCTCTGCGGCGGCCTTGCCGGCGGCCACGCCCATGGTGCCCACAGCGGTGGCCGCTGCAATAGCGGCGCCGCCGATCACCTTGCCCGCCGTCTTGGCGCTTTTGCCCAGGGCAGACAGATTTTTCTCCGCAGTGTTGCAGGCGGCCTTTAGGGAACTGTCCGTTTTGCCGCCGATTTTCACCATCAGCTCATAGATCTTATTTTTTGCCACCCCTTGCCACCTCCTCCAGCACGGCGTTCATGGTTTCGGCTATGTCGTTCAGGTCACCCACGGGCAGGGCCAGGAGAAAGTCCAGGCCCGTCCGCAGGTTCATTGACATGCCCACACAGGCTTTCCGAATGACGGCGGGTGTTAGTTGTCCCCATCCCCGCCGTATAGAAAACCCACGATCTTGCTTTTCAGGGCGATGGCGTCCCGTCCGGGCAAGCCCTGGAAAAACTCCAGGGGCTTGCCGGTCACTCTGGCGGCCAGCAGTTCACAGTAACCCAGCTCCATTTCGATGGTGGCGGGGTTCAGGCCAGGGGAACGCTTGGCCATGATCTTGCCGATATTCTCCAGGGTTCCCGCCGTCACATTCTCCAGGCCGGACAGGTCCAGCTCGGTGTGTTCCTCGCCCTCGAACTTGTACGGCTTCTTAAAGCGGAGGATCAGATCCTCCTCCTGCTCCTCCGGGGCCTGGGTGTTGTTCTTTTCCATAGTGTCCATTTAACACATCTCCTTAATTTCGGCCAGCATGTCCTTGCCGTTGACTTTGTAGGTGGGGTTGAGCTTGTCCAGCTCCACGGCGGGCTGGCCGTCGATCTCAATGAAAATGTACAGCACGGTGAGGGTTACGCTGCTGTCCATGGGGTTGCCCTTTTTCAGCTTGCCGGGGGAGAACTTGGCCGCACGGCCACGGACTACTACCCGCACAGACTTGGGGACAATATCGCCCTCCGAGTTGATCTCCTGCACAGCACCCCGGATCGTCAGGTGTACGGCCTTGGTCATGTCCAGCATGTCCACGGCCTCCTGGTCCACGGTTCTGAAAGGGATCTCCATTTCCATGTTGCCGAAATAGCCAATGGTGGGATCGTCAATCTCACCCAGGATGCCCGCGCCGCTGACAGTTTCGCTTACGGCCTCAAAGTCGGGCAGGGGTACTTCGTCACCCACGCCCAGCAGGCGATCCGCCTTGTTGTACAGGTTGTAGTTGTTGACTTTGGTGGGAATATTCTTCATGCTTATTCACCTCCAGCAGACAGCGCGGCCAGCAGGGCGGCGGTGTCGTACTCTCTGATATTTTCGATGGTTTCCGCCGGGACATAGGGGGCCATCATGGTGTGGGTGGTCAGTTTGCCGTTCAGCAGGTCGGTGATCGGGTTTTCGTCCGTTCTAAACTCGATCTTATAGCCGGCGCAGTATTCGCGGGCCACATAGCCGTTGCCGATGATGTTCTGACTGTCCACAATCTCCTGGATCAGCCGACGGTTGCCGGGTTCGTCCACCTGCTGGAAGTAGGTAAGAATGAAATTATTACCGTCCCAGTCAAAGAAACGGCGCACAGCAAACCAGCGATCTTTCGGGTCGGTGGTGGAGGGATAGGCCGCCGTGTTGTTGCCCCAGGACTTGATCCCGTTGGCGTTGATGGCGGTAACAATGCCCTGGCCGTTCAGGAGGTTGGCCTGCTCCTGGTCCAGCAGTACCTCCGTGCCGTCCGCCAGCACGGTGGCGGTTACGCGCAGGTCCTTGTTGGAGGGGCTTCTGTTGGGCACATCCCGGTTGGAGGCGTCGGTGTAGGCCGTCAGGGCGCCGAACATGGCGGAGTAGTAATAAATCTTTTCACCCACCGCCACCAGGGGCCACAGCGCAACACCGTGGCTGGTGCTGGCACCCAGTTTCTCCTTGGCGTTCTTGGCGTCGGTGTAGACCTTGGCCGCATTGGTTCCCTCGGTGGGAATGTCCAGCAGGCAGTTGCAGTCGAAAACGCCGTTGAGATCTTCCACTTTTGCCTGGAGGGCAGCGGCCACTACGGGATCGTGGGACCAGCCGGGGGCCAGCAGCAGGCCGGGCACCAGGCCGAACTTGGGATAGATCTGGCGCACCAGCTCCATGCCGGTTTCCCCGCCGGTGGCCACATCGTAGCCGCCCACAATGTCGGTCTTGTCCACAGCGGTGGGATCCAGGCTGGTGCTGGAAATAGACAGGGTTTCAGCCGCCTGGGCGGTGGTGGACAGCAAGGTGATCAGCACATTCCCATCCTTGTCGTGGGTGGCCGTATAGTCGGTATCACGCACCAGCGCGGTTTCCCCGTTCTTGACCACCAGGGTGTCCAGCAGAACATAGGGGACGGTATAGAGGGCCTGGCCCTCCATCACATCGTAGTCCGTGGCGGCGTTTTCCTTGACATGCTCACTGTTGGCCGGATCCAGCACATTGATCAGGATAATGGGGGCCACATTGAACACCCGAAAACAGGCGTCAATGCTCTGGCAAAGGGTGAACTTCTTAAAATCGTCCGAATAGCCCACGGCGGCCACCGCCTCCGCGTAGCTGTAACACAGCTTGGGAGTGTTGGCCGCATGTGCGGGATCTTTGGACAGGTGAATGGGCGCGGTGCCGAAAATAACCTGGAGGCCAGCACTTCCCTGGATGGGAGGGGTCACGCTGGTGGGCTGTTCGGCGTTATATACGCCATGCGTGTATGCCATGGTTGTTTACCTCCTGTTTAGTGGTTTTCCTGCACGACATGGTACAGGGTGTAGATGGGGCCGGTTCCCTCGCGCAACTGCCGCATGGCCTCCGGCAGTTTCTCCAGGGGGACCAGCAGGCCGCCCAGGGCCGGGATCTGCTCCTGGGCCGCTTTCAGGGTGTCGGGTACTCCGCCCCGGTAAAAGGTGTAATGCTTGGCCACGCCGGGAATGGTGGGGCCGCAGTACACCACGGTGGTGGCCTTTGCGGCCTGTTTTCGCTTCTTTGTCGTCAAGTAAATGGCACCTCCTTGTGGACCGCCGGGGCCTGAACGCGCAGGGACATGGCCGCAAAATAATACGGGTGCGTGTCCTCCTCCTGGGTGGTCCATTCCATGGGGTAAAGGATCTCCCACTTCTTGCCGATCACGGCGCTGGCGGAATAGTGATGGTAAATCTCATTGATGATGTGCAGGGCGTCCCGGTAGCCCTGGCGGTTCCGGTCCTTGTCGTAGACGCAGACAACTAAAACCACCTCAATGATCTGCGGGGCGTCATCGTCCTGGGTCTTTCCGCCGCGTACCCGCACTACCACATAAGGCTCCGGCGGGGCCTCCTGGTTCTGCGGTTCGTCGGTGTCCTCCCGGATCGGGAGGTCCTGGGCGTACACTTGCACCTCCCGCTCGATCCCCATGGAATTGGTGAGGCGATGGTGCTTAAAAAGGTCTTTTAGGTCCTCCACCACGGCGTCCTGCAAAAAAACTTGTGTCATGTGTTTTCCTCCCCTCGACAAAGGGCCTTGCCTGGCGTATAATGTGGTAATAATAAGAAACTTGTGGTAATAGTCAGCAGAATACAGCGTGAAAGGAGTAAGCACATGAAAGGGAAAGGAATGTGGATCGCCGCCGCCGTCATTTTCGCCATGGCTCTGGCGTGCCTTTTTGGCGGTAATTTTCAAGCGTTTGGAGGAGGCGCAATCCTTGCCGCCGTCTTTGCCGTCCTCGCTGTTCGGAGGAGTAAAAAAGCCTCGCGGCCTGCGGATGGCCCCGTGTTCAAAGAAAAACCGCCCGCAAAAAGCGTTTCAGCGGTGCCTTGTGCCGCTCCCTCTGTTCCGGTTCAGGTGGATCTCTCCGGTTCCACCGGATCGTCCTTTGGGTCCTGGGACATTTCAATACACGGTGCCGACGGACAGGACATGCGATTTGATCGCGCTTTGTTCCAACATATTGTTTTGCGTGCCTATAACCCCGAAACCGGGATTGCGGAAATGGAGGGCACCAGCGGGCAAATATACAGCACCACACTGGACGCCTGTACATGTGAGGACTTTCAGCGGCGCGGGTTGCCCTGCAAGCACATTTACAAACTGGCCCTTTCTCGCGGATATTCTGCCGATGCCTTTTTCTCTGCCCGCTCGGATGTGGTGTGGTATGCTGACGGTTGCCGTGTGTACCATATTTCGCCCGATTGTCGGGGCCTGCGTAATCGCTACGCCAGGCGCACCACGGTGGTTATGGCGGAATACCAGGGCTTGCGCCCCTGTAAATCCTGTTGTGATGATTAAGCATAGCCCAAAGCGGTGGCGGAAACGCCGCCGCTTTTTTATGCCGCTCTGGCGAATACCCGTTGGATCTGCCGGTCAATCTCCGATTGCAGGATCTCATAGGCCATTTCCTCCGCCTGTTCTCGCACTTCCTCATTTCCCAGCATGTGGGGTACGGACGGCGAAAGCAGTTTTTTGACCGGCAGGCGCTCCGGGCCTCTGCGCTGTACAATGGCCACATGGCTGCTGGCAAATTGTGTTACAAAGGCTTTCAGGCCCTCCAGCTCCAGCGGCTTCAAGCTGCCGGAATTGAGTACCTGGGCCGCCGCTGCGCCGGTCCCCAGGTTCGGACGGGTCAAAAACGACATAATATCCTGCATGGGGCCTTTGGAAACGATGGTGGCTGTCAGGTTGGTCGGTGAGGCGGTGTACAGCTTTGGGGCGCCCTGATCCTCTTTCTTGAAAATACTTTTGTCCTTGACGGCATAGCGGCCTTGGGCGTCCTTTACAAACTGCTTACGCACTTTTCTGGCGGTGCTGTTTAATGCGTTTTTCAGCAGCTTGGGCGCCCCGATCTGGTTCCGCAGGCCGTCCAGTTGCCCGATGATCTTTCGGATCTCGGTGTCTGCGTCAATCTCAATGATAGAGGATCGCCCGCTCATGTTCTCACCGCCTCCAGCGTAATGGCCAACATTCCGGCCTCCTCGGTGCAGTCGGCCACCCGGAACGGGCGCCCGTCAAAAATAATCTGGTTTCCGTAGGCGGGGCGGGGGCCGTATTCCTTGCGCGACACATAGATCAGGCGGCGGCTTTTGTAGGTTCCATCCACCTGGATCCCCAGCTTGGATTTATCCCGCTCCAGCAGCTCGTTTTCGTCCACCACCACGGTCATTTCCACGCCGTCAATGGTGTGCTTGTCCGCAAACTCCTGGTTGTTGAGGAATACGCCGGAAACATCCGCCGCCACTTGCTCTTTGAAACTGGGGGCGCCCATCACTGGGCGCTCCCGTTTTCGTCTGCGGGGGCCAGGACCGGGACAGCCGCGATCAGCTCGGCCCGCTCCTGGTTATTCTTGGCGCCGGAAATATCCACGCCCAGCTTTTCGGCCAGGTCCTCCAGGTCGGCCTTTTTCATCTTGGCCAGCTCCGCCGCGTCCAGGTGGCCGGTCACCATTTCAGGCTCCTGGCCGTTCTCCTGGGCCGCCTCCGGGCCGTTGCCCTCCTGGGGGTCCTGGGACATGCCCGCACCTGCGGGGGGCGCTCCGGCGTTCTCCTGGCCGTCTGCGGCAGGTTTCACGGGGGCGTCCCCGCTCCATCCTGCGCTTTCGGCCCGTAGCCAGGCGTCAACCATGGTCTGGTTGTTGGCAGGGAGGGCTTCACCAGGGGCATACATGCGCCCCAGGTAAAGCACGGTCCGCTTGGCGATCAGCTTTTTCATGTTGCACCTCCCGGCCTGTTAGCCCAGCAGTTTGACCAGCACGGTGGCATCTGCGGAGGCCGCAGCGGCCACGGCGTAGCCGGCGGGGATATTGTCCTTTTTCGTATCACCGGATCCGGTGGAGGCCACGGTGGTGATGTTCTTGGCCTCCGCGTCCCAATAGACGGCGGCGCCCAGGGTGACGACCCCGGTGGCCTTGGGCATCTCGAAAACGCCCTCGACATTCACGGCGCCGGTTTCGCCGGCGGCAATATCGTTTCCGGCCACTCCGATCCGGGTGTTCAGGCTCACAATGTCACCGACGCTCACGGCTGCGGTGGCGGTGTAGTCCAGGGTTTCGCCTTTCTGCCAATACTTTGCACTCATTGTTTTGTACCTCCTTACTCGGTAATGGCTACGCCATTATTACGGACGATGCCGCGATAGTCCACAGGGGTGATGCCCCAATCCAGCCAAATGTCCCACATAAAGCCCAGGTAGCCGGACTTTTCGCTTCTGCGGAAACTGGGGGTTTCCACGCCGTTGAGGTAGTCCACCTGGATGCTCTTGGCGGTGGTCTTGTCGCCCACGATAAACCAGGGGGCGGGGTTGGTGCCTGCCAGGGCGTTGATCGTGCCCTCCTCGACAACCTGGAGCTGGGAACGGTAGTTATAAAGGGCGTTCTTGGTGTGGTCACCGATACCGGACACGCTGATCTCCTGGGTTTCAAGGAGCTGGGACAGCAGGAAACCATAGCCCACGGGGGCCACAATGTACTTGGGCTGTACCATGATGCTCTCGCCAAAGGGATCGGTCTGGCGCAGCAGCTTGAGCATCATTTTCTGGATCGTGTCAATGCTGGGGTCCGCGCCGGTGGCGATCAGGTTCTTGTGGGCGGTGGCGTCAAACAGGTTCACGCCGTCGTACACGGCGGGGTTTTTCACCAGGATCTCATAGACCTGTTTGTTGATCTTGCGCTTGGCCACGCGTGCGTACTGGGCGGGCATTTCGGACAGGAAACCAATGTCATCGTTAATGAACGCCTCGCGGGTCATGGTGAACTGGGTCCCGTAGGTGTCCAGCTTGCGCAAGGGGTTCATGCTGGTGTCCAGGGTGCTATGCTTCAGCTCGCCGCCCTCGGTGACCTTTTCAAAGTTGCCGCCGCCGATGCTGTATTCGTGGGCCTTGCTGGGCTTAAAGTCCGCCAGGCTGCCCCTGGAGGTCCACAGGTCAAAGGTGGTGGGCACAAGCTGGTACTGGTGGACAATAGACCGCTGGATCGCCTGGTCCAGAATGGCAGGGAAAGAGGCGGTGGGGGAAAGGAACTGCCGCACAGCGGTGTCCCACAGGTCATTTTTGCCCATGCGCAGCAGGGAGGTGGTGGTGCCCTCGCCGCTCCGGGCCATGCACTCGATCATGAGGTCACGCACGGACATGCCGCGCAGGCTCTCCGCCTCTCTGGCAGGGTTGTTCACAGGAACGCCCGCCCGCATAAGCAGGGCGTCCACTGCGGCGTTGCGGAACTCGTTACCCTGGCCATCGTCCATGCGGGTGCCGACGGGGCCGCCGTGGGCATGGTC